TCCGCTAGAGCCTTGCCCGACATCTCTATGGATACGCCGCCGGCACTGGTTAGGCTACGCGCGTACCCAGACTCCTCGTTAAAGAAGCGGGTCACTGCCTCAGCCAGCACCAGGTCGGCAATCAACTGTGGCGGGACGTTCCGCGTGATAGGGTCAGTGCCGATGTGTGCAGCGGCGGTTGTGCCAACAGCGCCACGTTCCACTGTCAGGGTACGGGCGACATAGACCGCTGCACCTGTCAGATGAGCAGCCAGGACAGAGCCGTCGTAGGCCCGCTGGACCAGCAGGTCGTCAGTAGCGATACCCGTGATGAGCATACGCTCAGAGTCCACAGTGATAATCTCACCCGCAAAGAAGACCGAGCCGTCCGTCACAGAGACAACCAGGTCATTGTTCTTGTCGCTGGTGCCTGCCGTGAGCGTCTCAGTAGTGTCAAGCAGAGCCCGGTCGGTCACTATCATGGCCTCAGTGCCAATGAAGATGAGGTCCCCGATGCCCACCTTAGAGCCATCAGGTACGGTCAGCGTTGTAATAGCGTCGTCGATGTTCGCCACCAGCAGGCCGACAGGAGCCGTGTCCTCAGAGTAACCCCACCGACCCACAACTAGAATCGAGTATTGCCGAGTCGCAGCCTGGACGAAGGTATCGCTGGAGGCAAGGTCAACCTCGATACGAGTAAAGGGCGGGCCGTCATTCTGCGGCTGGAGAACGTACTTTGTCATAGCAGCACCGCCCGATGTAATGGAGTCTACAGCCAGAAGGTCGGTGCCCAGGTATAGACGCAGCGCTGTGTTCTGGAAGGGCGAGGGCCATTCCCACGATTTCTGAACAGTAACCGGGAAGAAGTGGCGCCGGAGGTTGCCTTCAACCTGACGCGAACAGGAGTTCATAAGGCGGTCTATTGTGGAGTCTTGTCCCGTGACGCCGGTAGCGGCCTTAAACGCCTCACGGGTGACGTAAGTGGGGAAGTTCATGCTGTTTCTCCGGTTGCTTTCTACGCAGTAAACAGACTACGTATTCAGTTGTCTACTACCATTATATCACAAGCGGTCCTAGCGTCACTCGTCGAATCGTCGGCCGCAGAACGGACAGTAGAGTTCGTTGTGTGGCCCGGTCCGCAAGGGCTCACCGTCATCAGGGCAAGCCTGTAGAGGCGCCTGTTCCTCCTGGCGCTTGATGTCTTTTGCTTCCTCGATGATGGACAATAGCTGGTTCCAACTCATAGTTCTCTCCAAGGAGGGGATAGCGCCGGAGGGCACTCGAACGCCACCCCCTCCTCAGTTGATTCTTACGGTGCCGCTTCCACGGAGGCGCCGGTCTCAAGCGCTACCCAGAACAGGGTCCACTTGATTGCCAACGTAGCGTCCGTGCCGGCCGTAGCCAGCAACTCAATGGTGCGTCCGGCCACTCCGCCGTTGAACACTAGGTTGCAGTGCCCAAACGCCGACAGGAACCGAGCAATCTTGAGTATAGGTACGTTGCCTGTGCCACACAGGATAACCGCCGGGTCTCCTGTCAACCCGTACATCGTCCCCACCGCGTCGCTGGTCACTGTCGTGGCCGCGCACAGGGCGACGGGGACACCCGCCTCCTCCAGCAGGATGGTCTCGACCGTGCCGTCGCCTACGCCTGTTACCTCACCTACGAGCGCAGTGATGAGCACCTTGCCGTAGGCGATGAACAGGGCGTCAGTGAGGGCGTTAACCGCTGCCGTCTTCTCCACCTGGGAGCCGAGGAGGACCTGCTGTAGGGCCTTTTCGTCTAGCATTACAGTCATTTCATCCTCCTCTATAATGCCACTACGTTTGCGCCGGGCTCTATCGGTATGTAGAACAGTGTCCACAGCACCTCAAGAGTGGCGTCTGCACCGACCTGCGTAAGCTCGATTGTGAGCCCCGCCTGCCCGTCGAAGACGATGGGCTGATGGGGGTTCGCGCTTGCATGGCCCGCTACATGGAGCACGTGTGCATCGTTGCCGTTCAGGACCGCTGCGGGGTCTCCTGTAACGACATACATTGCGCCTATGTTGTCGAAGTCGCAGACAGAGAGCGCGCACAGGTTTAGTGTTCCTGCCTTCTCGTTCAGCTTGATGTCCGTCGAACCGTGGTCGGCGTCCGCAACACACTCGCCTATGATGAGCGTGATGAGTACCTTTCCTGTCACCCGGTACAGGTCGATGTCGGCCTTACAGACAGCTTGCTTTTCCACCCCAATACCCAGAGCGGCATTGAGGCCCATTGGTCCAATCATTACAGTCATCGCAAAACCTCCTTCATCCGCGCCTCCTAGACTATCGGGCTCGGCAGGTTGGCCGGCGTCCGCTGCACGTGTAGGTTACGGAGCAGGTAGAACGCAGCCGACAACTTAATGCCAGCACCACCCGTCTGCGCCATGACTACGCTAACGCAGTCATAACCAGGGGCCAGTGAGTCCGCCTCGATGGGGACACACCATATCAACTGTTCAGTGTCAGAGGTTGCGTCGCCTGTGATGGTCGTGATTCCCACGCCCGCTACGCCGTTCGCCACCCGCACCCAAGGGGCACCAGCCACCAGGGCTACGGCCGACTTCTGGTAGTAGTGGTCCACAAGCAGTGGAACAGCACCGCCGGCAATGCCGATGTGCTGCGAGATTGTCAGCACCGGGAAGTCCCCAGCACCGGCCGACAGGCCCGTCACCAGGATGAAGTCAACGCCGTCCGCATTGCGGAGGTTGATAACGTCCGATGTCGGAGCACCGCCGCTCGCGTCTATTGGAATCATGTTCAACGCGATGTCGTAGTCCTTACCTAGACCTTCCATTCCCATGATTGTCTCCTCTCCTGCCGGGGGTTTAATGCCAGCAAGTGAATGGCTAGGGGAGGGGTTTAGATGCCTCCCCTAGCTGGCTATGTTTCTATCTTACGGCCTGCCCGCGAGGGTCACGAACGGGCTCAGGGCCGGTCCGCCGTTTGCCGGCGTGATGGCACTGTTCAGCCAACCACGGCCGTCTACTCTCTCCGTAATCTTGTAGGCGGTTAGGTCGTTCTGGAACCGGAAGTGTGGGCTGGACGACTGCACCATCGCCTGCCTATCACCGATGAGGTAATAGCCAAAGTCAACGAAGCTAATGTCCGACAGGGCACCTAGCACCGGGACCTTCTCGGTGATGATGACCGGCCTGCCCAGGATAGTCGCAGGCGGTCCTGCAACGCCGTTGTTCAGCCAGACAGCCGAGCCACCAAGACCGACGTTGAGGGCCATAGTAGCCAGCTCTGGGAACGTATTCGGGGATACGAGCCAGACCGCCCTGTTGAGCGAGCCCGGCAGCATCCGCGCGTACATGTTGATGAGGTTCTCCCACACGATTGTGGTGATGGGCTGGAGGGGCTGCGCGGCCACGGTCACAAGCGCCGGGCTCAGGAGCACACCCTGCGGCTCACCCACACCGGAGCCCCTGATGAATGCCCAATCCTCAGCATTCGCCATAGCCTCCGGGAACATCGTGCTGATGAATTGCTCGAAGGACACGATGCTGTCGGCAATCAACTCGTTCGGGACTTCGGTGTACCCGGTCAGCTTCTTGCACTGGAGCAGGAGGCGTCCGAACACAGCGTCGGTCTGAGTCATCGCCGCACCCTCAGCCGTCCATCCACAGACGACGCCACCGTAGACCGAACCCACGTTCGTGGTCACGTCAATCATCGGGTAAGGAACGGTTAGGGATTCCATCGGAACGGTCCGAGCACGCGGCCTGACGATGCTGGCTTCTAGGGCAACCTTCAGAAGCTCGCCGCGCAGGACCTCGGGAATGAGGAACCCGCCCTCCGAGGGAACGTCGCTGGAATAGGCCCGAATCTTCTTCACGCGCTCGTCAGAGTCGCGTCCGGGATTCCTGTGCCACGTGGCCTGGAAGTACGAGGCAGCGTCCTCGAACAGGTTGTCGATGCCGGCGCCGACAGCCTTCTTGCTGTAGCCCTTCGGCATGTTTGGCAGGTTCTTCGGGGTCAGGTCAGGGCGGTCGATTCCGGCGTCCTTGAGGAACGTGGTCAATCCGGCCGTAACCTCTTCGGACACCAGCTTAGCGACTTCGCCTGTCTTGTTGGTGGCCCTTACGTACTTGCCAAGGAACTCCTTGGTCTGCTCCGCGTCAGCGAAAATCTCGCCACGCCGCTTGTCGTCCATCAGAAGCTCAGCAAGCTCCTCACTGGACTCTGGAATTGCCTTCGGTTTGCTCATGGTTATTCACTCCTTATGAATGCTAGTTGTGTCTACCATTATATCACAGCCGCCCTAAAGGACACTCTCTGTTGCGTCTTCAAACAACCTGCGATAGTCAATGTCAACGTGCTTCTCTGGGATGACCTGCTCGGGCGGGTGCTCGAACTTGCTCAGGTCAAACTCATTGGCCGGCGCTAGAACGTCGGCCGCTATCTCGGTAGCTAGGCCAGCATCAACAGCCTCCTGGTCCGAGAACCAAGTCTCGGTAGCCATGCGAGCCCGCCACTCTTCGGCAGTGCCACCAGCGGCTTCTGCGTAGATGCCCGCGATGTTGTTGCTCAGCAGGTCAAGGAGGTCAGCCATCTTACGCATAGCGTCAGCGCTGCCGGCCTCTAGGCCATGTGCTTCGTGAGCCATCATCATCGAGTGCCGTGCCATGATGCGCCGTTTGCCTGCCATAGCCAGAACAGAGGCGGCAGAAGCGGCCAGGCCGTCAACGTAGACGGTCACATCCCGCTGCTTCAGAGCAGTGAGCATCGTAACGGCGTCGAAGGGCGAGCCACCCGGACTGTTGATGTGAAGATTCACGGGTCCCTTAGTCGCTCGCAGGTCCTTCACGAAGTCAGCAGCCGTAACGCCGTCTATACCTATCTCGTTATAGACGAATAGGTCAACCTCGTTGGCCTTGTTCTCGACGGAATACCAGTTGTTCTCTTTCATGCTTTGTCTCCCTTAGCGCCCTTGCGCCCGCGTGGGCCTGGAACCGGCGCCCTGTCAATGAGCACATCCATCTTCGCGCTCATGTTGGCTAGCGCCTCGGCTATGTGCTCTAGGTGATTGCTTGCCAGCTTTACGACCTGAGTGCCGAGCCGGTAACCAATGCCCAGCATTACAAGTACAATACCGACGCAACCCGATTGGACGATAATGCCTAAGTCGTTCATTCTTCATCTCCCCTGTGCAGCGCAGCGGTCCGGTACTCTATGACGCACTCATCATTCGGATGTGGGTCTTCTCCACTTGGGAAGTCCTCATCAATGCCTATCCAACCCACATCCTCATTGGCCTTGCAGTCATCACAAGCATCTGGGCCGTTGGTCTGCCAAGACTTCTCATCCCGGCCCTGGTCCTTCGCAACCTCTTGCTTGCCTGTGCGTAACGACTTGGTAGTCTCAGTCCGGGCAATGGTCTGAGCCCGACTAACTGAGAACGTATCGCCGTCCGCAATGGCCTTAGCCAGTTCCTTGACAGTACCTCCCTGCTCAAGGGTAGAGGCAGTTAGGTCCTTTATCTGCGTCCGCGTAGTGTCCTCAAGGCCCGTAATCAACGTAGCGCTGCGATTCGTCGCGTACTCGACCGCCCGCGCGTGCGCCTGCGAGAGGGGTACATTCTCCTGGACCAGGACGGCCTCGAACAGGTCGGTCAATTCGGCCTCCACATCGGAGCCGTAGCGAGCCTGCCAGTTACGCCCAGCAAGCCAGGCGTCTATATCATCCGGTGTTATCAAGATATTTCTCCAGGTCCCGGCGCTCCGATTCTAGGCGTCCAGTCCAGCCTGATTGCAAAACAGCACGCTTGACCTTTACAGGGTCCGCCACATTCAGCAATAGGTTAGCCAG